CAAATTTGAGCAAAAAACGAATGGGAAAGCAGGCTATATTTGGGCATTTCCACAAAACAACTCAAGCTAATGGAAGGGAATTTGACAAGGGTATGAGTTATGCCATATACTCCACAGGATGTTTATGTGATTTACATCCTAATTATATGCCTATAAATGAATGGAATCATGGCTTTGCATATATTGAGGTTGATAAAGATGGAAATTATGTTGTAGAGAATAAAACAATCTTAAACGGCAAAATATATTAATCATGAAAATAACAATCGAACACTACGATAATAAATACATCTGCGAAACACTTGAAGAAACAGATGCAAACGAGTTACTGGACTTAATGTGTAGGTTTATGGTGGTATTAGGATANNCAACCTAAATCAGTTGAGAATGCTATTGTTAATAAATATCATTTGTTGCCTAACAAAGATTGATTACATTTGTAGCGTAAGTTTCTTTCATATTATCAGTTTTGTGGGGTCGGCAGCAATGTCGGCCTCTTTTTTTGTTTATAACTTTTATTTGTTTATTCAGAAAATAAGTAGATATTTGCATTGTTGTTTAGAGAGAGACAACTGATGGCTTTGAACTTTTCTTTTTGATTAGAATATAAAAGGCTTGCAGACTCTCTCCTGCGGCCTTTTTCCTTTTTATAGCTGCATAACAACAAGACATACATGGGGGAGTTGTATGAATTGTACTTCCTGTCAGGGTAAGAAAACACAACCTGCAAACAAAAACAACAGAAAAGAATAAACTGTGTTTGTAAAAGTAAAACCACGCTCTGTTTAAACTAACAACGTGGGCAGGAAGGGAGTTGATTAACAAACATAAAGTTCGCTGCATAACAACCATTTAACAACGTGGTAGTGTTTATTCTTTTTGTATAGATTTATGACCTGTTTTCTTTTAAAGGTTATATTTCAAATGTAGTAAGGCTAACATCCCCTTCCTGCATAAAGGAGTTGTTATGAAAATAATATAAAAGATATGAAAACAATAAATAGTTTATCTGGTGGCAAAACAAGTTCATACATGGCAACTCATTATCCTGCTGATTACAACTTATTTGCATTGGTAAGAATTGAGGCTGAATATTGTAAACCAAAAGATGAAAGCATTGTAAAATATGTAAGTGATAAAATAGGGATGGATTTTATTGCAACTGCCGAAAGCGATACAACACTTTATGCAATGCGTGATTTAGAGCAATTAATTGGGAAAGAAATTATTTGGGTAACTGGTGAAAGTTTTGAAAAAGTAAATAAAAAGATGACAGGAGGCAAAGGATTGCCAAATCAAATGTGGCGATTTTGCACTACTGAAATGAAGCTTAGACCTATATGGGATTGGTGGTATAAGAACATTGGAGAAAAGGTTAAGATGGGAATTGGTTTTAGGTATGATGAAAAAGAAAGGGCAGATAGGTTTTCCACTAAATTTAAAGGCATAGTTGGGAAAAGGGGTAGTCGAAATAAATGGGAGGAAATTGAATGGAGGGATGGATATTTTCCTCTTATAGAAAACAAGATTACACATCCAAGAATTGCAAAATGGGCAGAACAAAGCGGAATCATTTTCCCACCTGATAGTAATTGCGTTGGGTGTTTTTGGAAACAAATTCAGCAACTTCGCAAAAATTGGGACAATGAATCTAATAAGATGCAATGGTTTGCAGAACAAGAAAATGAAAAAAAGAATTGGAAAAAAGAAATGAATTATGAGCAAATTAAGACTATTGGGTTGCAGCAAGATTTCTTTTTTGGCACAGATCCATTCAGGTAGGTAAATGGTGGCACTATGCTTTAAACTTTAAAAACATGATAGAAATAAAAGAAACACCAGTCAAAATATATGACATTGAAAAGAAACAACTCATTGCTACCTATCCGAGCCAAAAAAGAGCAGCAGTTGAATTATTTGCAGGAACAAAGGCAGGGTTGTGCAAGATTAGAGATTTAGTTCATGGCAGGATAAGAAAAAGCTATTGTCCAAAACTTGATATATATATTACCGCAAGATATGCTTAAATTTGCACAATGGAATTAAAAGAGTTAACGATTGAGCAGTTGATGGAACTGAAGAAAGACCTTGAATGGCAGTTGAAACAAGTAAGAAAAGAAATAAGAATAAAAGTATATGGCAAGAAAAATTAAAGACTTTGTAATTATATCCGCAATAGTTTGGATATATTTTACAATTACATCATGTGCCGGCTATAGGGCAAAGATGCAGAAAAAATATTGCAGTGCAGACACGGTTAAAGTGATGGTTCACGATACGATCAGAACGGAAACAGTCAGGACCGACACTATCTTCCACGAATCTGTGGACTCTGTAACCATAGTTAAGGATAAGTTAAAGATTGTTTACAAAAAGGTCAGAGATAGCGTATATATAAGCGGAGAATGTGAAGGCGATACAATATACATTTCAAAGGAGATAAGCGTTCCTACGCAAAATAAACGGCCTTCGTTCTGGGAACTGGCAAAAGAGTATAGGTTTCCATTGCTGATTATCTTCATTTTGGGTCTAATTTTAGGCTTTTACCTAACAAAAAAATAAAATTATTGTATCTGATTATCAAGCAGTTACAACTTTTTTGCTCTTTATTATAATAGATATATTAAGTATTTAATATATTGTTGTATATTTGTTCCATCAAACCAATAAAAAAAATAAAAAAAATTAAAACAATTATTAGCTATTTATTCAACGCATTTCTATGGTGGGCGTTTATTTATGTAGCCTCAAATTTTGATGTAATATTAATGGATTTAATAAAATAAATATGATAGTTGAAATTTGGAAAGATGTAAAAGGATATGAAGGTTTATATCAAGTATCAGATAATGGCAAAATAAAAAGTTTGCAAAGAACTATATTGAGAAAAGATAAATATCCAGTAATTGTCAAAGAAAAAATACTTAAACCATATAAAGCAAATCATGGATATTATGTTGTTAATCTTTCAAAAGATAAAAAACATAAAGTTTGCTGCATTCATATTATAGTTGCAGAGGCATTTCTTAATCATAAATCAAATGGTTTTGAATATGTAGTACATCATGTTAATTCTATAAAAACAGATAATAGATTAGATAATCTTAAAATAGTTTCAAATAGAGAAAATACAAATAAATCACACATTGCAAGTTCAAGTAAATATGTGGGTGTTTGTTGGAATAGGTTTTTAAATAAATGGCAATCAAAAATATATATTACTGGAAAGAAAAGACATTTAGGATATTTTACTGATGAATATCAGGCCCATCTTGCATATCAAAACGCACTTAATCAATTAACCTTAAATAAATAAAAATGAAATCAAAGAAGAAAAACTCAACGTTTTACATCTCGAATCAGATTCCAGATGCACTACAAAGGCTTCAGCTAAAACTTAATAGTCAAAGATTAGCAAGTGAAGGATTCATAACCCTAAGCGACATAGTAGAAATGGCTATCATTGAAAAACTTAAATCGGAAGGAATAAAGTTATGAAACAAATCAGCGAGTTTATGGCAAAACTTGACTCTATGGATAGTGTCATGTTGTTAGCCTTAGTCATTGGATATGTGTTTATGTGCATATACGCAATCAAAGGTTTATTTGATGACAAAGATGACTTTAACAAAGGGAGGGATGCGTTATGAAAGTATATTCATTCGCACACTACGGACAGACTCCGATTGATATTGGTGCAAACACATTAGTCGAGGCAAAACAAATACTTGCTGATGAGTATGCCTATGCTGCCGACTTCCAGTTGCAGGCTATTGATGGCAAGCCACTCAATAAGAACATTGAACAAACGCAGGAGTTATATATCATTGTGGGATTTCTGGGTGCGACTGCCAAATATGATAAGGAATTACCAATATCATTCCGCATCAAGGCATTAGAGAAACTGATTGCGGTGTTTGATAACACAAACATGATGCACTGGGTTGAGGATTGGGAAACAGAACTTTTAAAACTGAAAAAACTATGATAGAGATAATTGACACACACACCGACAAGGCCTTAATTGAAGTAGAATACTGCGTTAACGGAGGCGATTTGCAAACCTGCATGATTCCTGTATGGAGGGTTGAAGATTACTACTACACCAACCCAATTAACTGGATAGAGGACAGATTTGAGCCAAGCGGATTGCATATTCAATATTCTGGTTCAATACCATTCGATGAGTTAGATATGCGCCAATATGAGGATATTATTCGGCAATACATGGAAGATGGTGGTGAGATAACTGAAATGTAAATAATATTATTATATTTGCAATATGAAAGACTACGAAACATGGCCTGCACTCTGCATCCATATCGGCCCACCCAGAATAACTATAAGACACAAACCTCGCACATCAACTCATTGTGTAGTGATAACACAGGATGGATATGATGAAGTGATTATGCGAGATAATTTCAAATCCGCAGAAACAATTTACCTTAAACTGATAAACAATGGAACTTACAACAACAAAACAGGAAGCACTCATAGAGATTGAGAAGCTAACCGCAAAACTAAACACAGAGCCAAAACAAGAATGGCTGCAAAAGACACCAGATGGCAAGGCAAATTACATCCCGATTGGAATTATTGAAAACCAACTAAGGCAAGACTTTGCCGGATTAGTTCAGTATGAGATATTATCTGAACGCAGAGAGTTGAATGAGTATATCGTATCTGCTCGAATCAAAGTATTTAATCCAATCATTATGCAATGGATGAACTATGATGGATTAGGTGCGGTGCAAATCATGCAAGACTCGGGTGCAAACCTTGCAAACTTTAACGAAACAAAGAAAAAGAATGCTTTGCAAATGAATGCACCGAAAGCCTATGCCGAAGCGATTAAGAACGCTGCAAAGAAAATCGGTATAAAGTATGGCGCAAATCTTAATCGTAAATTTGAGGAGGCATACGAGCCAGAATATACGACTCAGGAAACCATCAACGAGGTGAGCAGTCAGATAGGATTGTGCAAGAACGTTGAGGAGTTAAAAATACTTTGGGAAAGTTACCCGGAGATGCACACGAATAACAGGTTTAAAGTTGAATTTGGCATTGCTAAGAAAAGATTGGAGGGCAAGAAATGAAAATGCAAATCTACGAAACCAAAGAAGATTGGTTGAA